CCTTTTAATTTTTAAGATTTAGACTTGGCGTGTACACCAGGTCTCTTTTTCTTAGGTTTGTCTAAATAATTACCTACTAATATTCTAGCCATTAAAATTAATTTTATTATAAATATTTATCATATAAACTTTATAGGTTTTTTATTTAAACTTGTTTTTAATATATCCAAAAAACTTGTTTCAAGTAAATTAGACAATACTGTTTTATTTCGTATGTGATTATAATTATGGGTTACAATATCTAATACTTCGTCTGTGTTATATACTTTTGCTAATCGTTTTGAAGCGTCAATTACTTCTTTAGGTGATGTGCAATCATAACTACCTATTACTGTCTCAAAAGTTTTAAATCCAAACTCTTTTAATTTATCTAAAAATCCACTTGAAGCATAAACGGTAAATGGTATTCCTAAATACATTGGTTTAATAGTTTTTTCTGTAATATGGATTGGTTTTTTACCCGGCCATGTTTCTACAACAATGTTTACTTTTGAATCATAGTACCATTTTGGATTTATGCTATTAAGATATTCATCTTTATAATCTAATTCTTGTCCGTAATAAACATCATCACTAAGTTGTATTGGGTTAAAATTGTCGTAGCTTAAACCAAGTTCTTTTGCAAACGAATCATTATCAAAAATTTCCTTTGGAACATAGTTCGATACAAATGTATAATGTGTCTTATCTAATAATTTATTTTTCCAAAGTTCTTTTAAAAATAAAAATTTATCATATCGCATTCTACGATTTAAACATAAAAAATCTTTAGTAGGAATTCTATCCTTATTAATTTTTAAATTAGGAAACTCAACACTCATTTCATCTGATGTGTTTATTATGAAATGTGGAATGTGTATTGTTTTTATTTGATGATTACCGTACTTAATAACTTCGTATCCATTTAAAGACTCGTTATTTTGTACTAAAAAGAATCTATTTAAATCAAAATGCTTAGAAATAATTCTATCTAATAAATCACTACTAGTTTCATCAGTATTAAATAATACCTCTGTACTAAAATCTCCTAATAAATAAAATCCAAGATTATTTAATTTGGTTAGTATTTCTATAAACTCAGGAGTATCTACAATTGAATCCAATCCAATTTGTGCACCATTCTCCCAAAAAAATGGGATTATATTAATTTTATTAGTGTCTACTAAATCCTCATTAAATTCTAAACAGTTATATTCACTATAAGATGAAATTAAACTATTAATTGACGTCCATTTAAAATATGTATGGTACCAAAACTGAATGTCCATTATGAATATTGTATGTCTTTGATCAAGCTTTCACCATTTTTTTCTTTATGGTATTTATCAACTTCTTTTATAATTCCTACTGCATTTTTATAATCAATTGATTTGATCATCTCTTCACGGGAATCGTATAATTTAATTCCATCTAAATCAAAATATTTTAGATTACCACTATCATCTAATGCACAATTGTATACCTTAACTATATCTGTTAAAACGATATTATGTTCTAGAGCTGCGTTAAAATGTTTAACCATCTGAGGGTATACATTTATATCGACAGGCCATTTCCAATCTTCCCAGTCAGGGTATAAGTTGTATTTTGAACAAAGAACTGTATTACCTTCAAATCTCTCTTGAATAACGAATAGTACTCCGTTATAAATCCCAACGTCGTATAGTCTAGGAACAATACCAAGGTTGTATAGCACTTCGTTTGTTTTCAGTATGACTAACTGCTGTTTAATAGACGACGGCGGTACTGTAGTATTAAATGTTATTTTATCTAATGCTGCTTTACATGGATATAAAAACTTTAGTACGTAATCTTGATAATAAAAAACTTTATGAAAGTACCTAAAGTCTCCGTGAGTCTGTTTAGAGTTTACATACCTATCTTTTATAAGCTGTTTTACATCCGTATCAAAAGGTTTAAGATTAGAATTATATTCAGCTAATTTAGCATTCATAATTTCTACTTCTTTATCCCAGTCTTTATACTCTTTTTGAAACTTATTTCGTTCAGGTATATGAAATCTATTAATTTTTATATCTTCTAAATAACACTTAACTCCTGCTCCTAAAATTCTGTAGTATTTATTTTGAATTTCTTCGCCAAGTTTAGGGTTCATAGTATCTGACCAGGAACCTACTTGACCAATTCTAAAATCGTTAGTAGTATACTGAATACCTTCTGTATGTTTGTTTGGTAGTCTAACATCAACCAATTTAGTTACGTCTTCACCTAAAAATTTAGATATCTTATCTACTGAATTACTATAGTCGTTAATAATTTCTTCAAAAGAGATTACTTCCATATCTAAACCAAGAACTTCCTTACTTAAGTAAACTGAAAACCAATTCTTATAATAACTGAGAAGTAAATCAGAAAGGTTATCGTGTTTCTCACCAAGTGTTTCGTATCCTTCAAAATCAAAATTTTCGTAAAAATCATCAAACGATTTATATTTACTTTTTATTTTTGGTCTATGATAACAGGAAGTAATTATGTCTCTTATATCTCTATAAATTAAAATTATCTTAGATTCGGAGAATATTTTATTTAGCTTTTCATCATCACCTAAGTCTATTGAATGGTTACGTTTAAGATGATCTTTATAATTATGTGTATGAGTCCAAGTTACTTTATTACCTTCGTCAATCTTTTCTTGAAAGCCATTTAATCCAGGCCATTCATACTTAGTATAGTCAATATAATTTTTATTAATACTCTCATACCCAAAGTTATTAACTATTAAATCAACTAATAGATGTGTACCGCTTCTTCTAGCAGAAACTATAATTACATTTCGTCTTCCAGCCATGCGTATTTAAATCCAGCTAACCCTAATAGTGGGTATCCCCATTCGTTATAAAATTGTTTGTACTCGTTATAATGTTCAGTATTAGTTTCTCTTGGGATGAAGTTATAAAAGTTACCGCAGTTTTTATACATAGATGATTTATACTTGTTCACTCCGTCTACTACTAATGGTACATCGTTAAGAAACTTTGAAAGTTTTATTAGGACTTTCTTTTGATTATAAACTACATCTTCATAGCGAACTACTAAACAGTTATCCCCAAACCTAAATTTATAAAAATTTATTAATTCTATTTGCTTATCAGCTATGATACTTAATAGTTTTTTTAAATCGGGATTTTTATTATCTATACCTGGATAGTCGAAATCGTAGTTATGAAAACCGTTGTCAAAGTTAAGTACGTTTACTGCTACCTCTCTTGGATCAGTAATTGCTACTACAACTTTAGTTTCTGCCTGTACTAGTTTCTGTACTGTGCTATCATCTAATACAGCATGGCTCTTACCCCATAAGTGTCCTCCAAAAGTTTTTTTAAAATTTTCCTGTATAAAAGCCTTAGTCATTTCTGAGCCAGACATTCTCCAGCTGACTATTAAGAACTTGTTGTTGTTTATAGGAGTTTTTAACCAAGCTAATGCACCTTGTAGTTCTACAAATCCGAGTCCTGAGTCTTTCCATTTAAACTTCATTCACTTATATCTTCTTCACACGGAACTGGAGGTTCGGTTTCTATTGCTTTTATATGTCTGTTAGACTGAGGAACTAAGACTTGTGGAAAATATTTTTCAATATATTCCCTATGGGGACTATCTTTAGCTGTTATTTTATTCCATTCTGTTATTAAGACGTTATCATGTGGAAGATTAGTCTGTAGAGTAGAAAAATCTGTATCTGCAACGATTGGGAAGGGTCTATATTCTTCAAGCCAGGGATACGTTTCTCTATCCATCCATATATCGTTACATATTAGTTCTCTAGTTTCTGCATCTTTTACAAATATTTTTGCAGCAGATGGTTTCATAGCGTATGCATGGTGACCTAAAAAGTTTGCTTGATCTAACAACTGTACTCCATCTTTTGGTTCTTTATAAGACATTGCAAAAGGTCTAATATAACTGGGTCTGCCAAAATTAATACATCTATCAAATTCGATATCAGGAATATTATCTAGAAAAATAGCATCGTGTTCTAATATGAGAATAGGTTCATCTAACTCAATACATTTTTTCCAAAGAGAGTAGTGAGAAGCAAAAGCTGCAGCAATGTTATTAGGTCTGCCGAATTCTGCTCCTGCTTTTCTATCCATTATATGGAACGCCCTATTGCCATTATCTGGTATAATATTTTGCCACTGATCGGGAGTAATGGCTTCAAAGTGTTCTATAGGTTCTTTATACCCTACTTTTTTAGCTGATCGTCTAGTCTGTTCAGCAGAACGGACAGAGTCTTTATTGGCACTTAATGTAATTACAAACGTTCTCATATAGTAATATAAGAATAATAATCTAATAATACAACTTTATTATTATAATTTTTTTATTCTTACTTTAAGATTTTTTGTACCTTTTATTATTCTATGATAGGTTTCTTTTGGTATAAAAATATTCTCTATTTCTTGAGGGAGTTGATTATCTAATTGAAATTTCCAATCAGTTTTATGTAAAGCTTCGACTATACGGTCTTCTTTGTCTCTATGCCAAACAAATTCAAATGAAGGAGTGTCTTGTGAGAATTCTCTTATAACGTAACCGTCTTTATTTTCTTCGGTATAAGGTTTCATCTATTGGTATCATAACACTATTACAACTTTTACAAAGGAACTATGGACCGTCGGAAGGCCAAAATAAATCCATTTGTTTATCACATTTGCGGCAGATCTTACCAGTATCCTGAGAAGTTAGATCCACCACCTAATGATTTCCAGTATCGGCCAATATTACATGACCAGTATCCTGCTTTTGTTTTATCTTTCTTTTGAGCACATTTATGTCGTGCAGCAAAAGATGCTCTTGCTCCTCTCTGCTTTAACTTAACAGAAAGTCCAGTATCTCCGAAAGATACTTTTTTTACATTACCTTTTTTAGACTTAACATAGACGTAGAACTTTTTACTTCCACCTCTTTTAGGTTTGTTAAGTTGTACTTTTTTTCCTCTATACTCTGCTTCAGAGATATAGTCAACAGAAGCTTTAAGGATGTCAAATCCAGAATAATCAAAATCTTCATTCATAGAAACAGCTTTTCTAAACCTGTCCATATTAATAGAAGCTCCCATTGATTCAACTAATTCTTTTACAAGATCGTAATCTACCATTTCAGCAATACCTGTTCCTTCATCTAAAAGGTCTTCGTTTTCGAACATCTCATCTATCAATGCTCCGATTTCAAATAAAGGATCCTTACCTGTGGACAACATAGGAAGGTCTAAAGGTACTCTCATACCGTTGTAGTCTCCATACTCTCCTATATCGGTGCTTTCAATTAACTGCTTATCTTCTTCGTTAAGTTCGATTTTACCGTCTCTCCAAGCTTCTCTTGCTTCTTTGAACAATTGTATAAAGGCATCGGAGCTATAACGGTAGACATTCTCATGTAAAGAGAGACCGTTGTCTATATGGTACTGTAATGATGGTACTCCTACGAGTTCTTGTATTTTAATCATAGTCAAAATCTTTTCTATAAAATTTTCCTAGTACATTGTCATTTATATACTGATGACTGTATGTCTCTAGTACTTCATTTATAAATAGGTGTTTACATTCAAAATACGTTAAAAGCTTCTTGTTAGGTACGAAGTCTAGTATTTTGCGTTCAAAATCTTGTCTTAAGTCATTAGATTCTTTTACTAACTCTTTTATCTTAGGATGAGAGCCGTAATAATCTTTCCAATCTGATTCTGTTACCACTTTTTGTTTAAGAGGAGTTCTCCCTCCTATACCTTTTGCCTTTCTTTCTTCTCTCAAAGCTTCAAGGGCTTTTTTTCCAAGTCTTTTGTTTCGTTCAAAGTATAGTACTTTTTTTCCTATGTACTTTAAACCGGTCGGCTTATGTATTACTTCGTAAATAAAACCG